GTGTCAAAATATCTCGTCTACATCTCCTTCAAGCCGTTCATTGCTCAATGGCTGCGCCATCACTTCGGCGACCCTGTAGTATTCCCGGCTCAAAGCGCAGAGAATGCTTGCATCCGTCATTTTCTCACGCGCCAGCCTGGTTCGTTACCGCTGACACGTGGCGATGATGATGTTGCTATCTGCATCCCCGACTCAAAGCAGAAGCCGGTCGTCACCTACAACTACCTTTCTGGCAATGCCCGCAAGGCTGTTGCCGAGTGCATCGAGGACACATTCAGGCTCCAGCTTTGGCGCGATCTCGCCGACATCGAGCTGTGCCAGTGCACACTACTCTCTGCTGTTAGAGCGTGGTGCGAGGCTAACGGCATAGATGTCGAGTACGACTACACGCTAAAGATGCGTTTCCAACGTATGCGCAACTCCTACCTTAAGCATGGTATCGACCTCAGACGCAGATCTCGAGTGCGCGACAATAAAAACTGTTAAATATTCTATAAATCGCACGGATAAGATGCCCATTTTTGTTCGCGCCCGTTCGTCACTTATGTTCAACATATAAATATAGCTCTATATGAAGTCGATAAAGCTCGTTAAGTCTGTTGCTTATGCTTACAGCACCCAACTCGAAGGCTCGGTCCTCATCGCCAACCGCACCGTCCGCATCCCATCCAACATCTTGTGGCGCTCAATTTGTGTCAAAGATCATCCGTCTATGGTCTCGTCTACCAAGACAGATGACAAGAACAAGGTTGTAACCACCACTTTGAAGTTCCTTACACCTGACGATTTGAATATCAAGCGTCGTCATCTGGTGTTCAAGGTGACACTCATCGACGATCGTCAGTTTCTTGTTGGCTCCTCTGAGCGACCTTACCCGTCTGTAGAAATCACCGAGAACTGCCCCGATGCTGTCAAAGATAATCAGCTCAACGAGGTCGTTGTAACACACAAATCTCACGAGATACCCCCATATATTAAGGTATAGCAGTATTTTGTACCACAGGCTTCTCAAGCTACCTTTGTCGTAAATACTTATTATATGAAATATCATCTCGTCATATCTGGCACTATTGGCAGTTGGTGGAACGGTTGTTCTGCCGACTATGTCCGTTATGTACTCAATAAGAATAGTGGTAAAGAAGTGCATGTCGGCTTCTGCTCACTCGGCGGCTTCGTTAAAGATGGCTTGGAGATTAACCAGGCTTTCCGTGACCACGGCAACGTACACGCTCACGCCTTCGGCATGAACGCATCTATCAGCACTATCGCCATGCTTGGCTGCAAGACTATCGACATCGTCAAGGGCAGCTTCTTCCTTATCCACAACGTGTCCACTCTCATCTACAAGTACGAGCAGAGCAACAAGGAGCAGATTGATGCTTTCGTGCGCAAGCTTCAGGCGCAGCGCGACTCGCTCAAGAACTTCGACGACGTGCTTGCCTCTATGTACGCCGACAAGACCGGCAAGTCTGTCGATGAGTGTCTCGCCCAGATGAAGAAGGGCAACTGGCTCACCGCGCAGCAGGCTCTCGACTTCGGACTTGTCGATTCCATACGCGAAGACAAGGAGGCAGAGAAGGCTGCCAACGAGTTTACCGGACAATTTACAAACTCTTACAACTTATCTCAATTTAAGGATGCAGGCATACCGCCACTACCTCAATCACTTGCCTCGGAAGACGCAGCAGCTCGTGTCGCGTCAGTGGTTGACGGTAGCGGCAATCCAACTCCGAGCTTCATCGAGAAGACGTGCGAAGGGCTCAAGAACCTCTTCCGTAACCAACACGCATCAAAAACTTCAAACAAAATGATTAAAATCTTTGCTTGCGTCATGGCATTGCTCAATGCCACTGACGGTTTCGCGACCAACGAGGATGGCAACATCACCCTCACCCAGGAGCAGATGAAGAGCATCGACGATCGTCTTCAGGAACTTGAAGAGAAAGACAAGACTAACGCAAAGGCGGTGTCTGAAGCCGGCAAGGCTGTCAAGGAACTCAAGGACCAGCTCGCCAAGGCTCAGAACGAGTCCAAAGAGAAGGATGCTCAGATCGCAGCTCTCAAGGGCTCTGCTGGCACCACTACTGATGATAATCCTGCCAACAGCGAGGAGAGCTTCACCGCGCAGGAAGTGTTTAACCTTATTAAAGATGTATAACTATGGCTTCTGTTAAAGTAGGCAATATTACATTTGGTGCTGAAGAGCTCTCTAAGACTTTTCAGACCTACCGTTCAGACTTCCTTATGATGCCACTTCTCGCTCTCGGCGCACTTGCAGAACATTGCTCTGTACGCACCGGCATCCGCTACCGCGAGACTGTTGGCGAGATGTCTGGCAATCTCGAACTCTCTAACTACCAGAAGACAAAGTATGAAGACGCAGCTGTAGATATTACACCGCGTGTCTTCCAGACTTTCTTCGGCAACGTGGTGGCAGGCATCGACCCCAACGCCATCTACCAGAGCATTTGGGGCTCTAACGTTACTAAGGGCGACGGCCTGAAGAACGTGCCTATCGTCGTTCAGATCTGCGCATACCTTGCCAAGAAACTTGGCGAGAATATGTTCATGAACGCCTTCACCGCTAAGCACGATCCCGCAGACTTCTCCAAGACTGCGAAGTGGTTCGACGGTTTCAAGACCGTCCTCGACAAGGATGCTGCCGGAACCAACGAGCTTCAGAAGGTGCTCATCTCGACAACTCTCGGCAACCTCGTAGAGGGTACTGATTCTATCACCAAGGACAACGCCGAAGACCTCATCAAGGAGTTCTACTGGAGTGGTACCGACGCTGCCGCTGCCAAGCTGCGCTCGCAGCCGCTCAAGCTCTTCCTCAGCGACCAGGCTTACCACTGCTACACCGAGTGCTATCAGGTCAACCACGGCTCGCTGCCGTACAACCAGAACTACGACAAGCGCACTCTTGAGGGCGCAAGCAACGTAGAAATCGTACCACTGGCTAACGTTCCTGCCGACTTCATGCTGCTCACTCCGAAGTCTAACATCTTCCTCGTGTTCAACCAGCAGACCGAAGACGAGAAGTTCCTCGTTGAGAAGTCGCTGAAGAATCACTATGATGTAGACTTCATCGCCAACTACTTCTTCGGCACGCAGTTCCAGAGCGTATCGCCCGAGGTTCTGCGCTACTGGCGCAAGAAGGCCTGAACGAGGTCGCTAACATATTTGTTTAACATTAAAACTTATCATTTATGGCAAAATGTACTGGCGCCGCATCTATTTACGGCGATATCTGTTTCACACCGGGAGCAAAGTCGCTCCCTGGTGTACGTGGCTGGGTCTTCGGTATTGCTAAACGCGACATCTTAGGATGGCCAACCATCGGCTCGGAGACACCAAAAACGATGGACGCTGTCGCTAAGTATACCGGCGACTTCAAACTGGCTTCTGACAAGAAGTGGCACAAGATTGGTCTCATACCTAACGAATCGCAGCTGCAGGTCGAGTCTCAGGGCACTTATGGATCTAAGACATTCAAAGTCACTGGCACCGCTGTCATTCCCGGCACCGAGGAAGCTGCCACCGGCTACATCTCTCTCGCCAACAACGACGAGATGGTCTACCTCTTCATTCAGCGCAACGGCAAGGCACGCATGGTGGGCAGCGAGGCGTTCTCTCCTGAGCTCACGCTCTCGCAGGACCTCGGCAAGGCTGCTACCGATACCAACTCTACAACAGTGCAGGCTGTTGCATCCGACGAGTATCCTGCTCCGTTCTACCCGGGCAAGATAGAGACCGAGGACGGCGACATCTCCGGTGCTACCGGCCTGCCGATTGTTGTCGCTGCATAGCGTTTTTTTTTCGCGCAATAAATAGGTTTAAATTATTTAATTGGTTAACTCTGGGGCGGTCCTCACGATGGCGATCGTGGTGTCCGCCCTTTTAATTTGCTTTACAATGATAGATAAAAAACTCACAGAAGATATGCAGGCGTGGCTCAACGCCGAGAAGCACGACCGCGAGTCTGTTGCCCGTGGTGCGGAGATGGTTCTGAAGCTCACGCGCAACATGTCGATGTATCAGACCATCATGCGCCGTCCAGAGCGTTTTGAGTCGAAGGTGCGCTACGAGCTTCAGAAATTCTTGCCTATGCGACTCGAGAACATGACTACTCAAGATGTCAAGTTACTCGATGCCGAACTTACTCCACAGATAGCTGCTGCCATCGAGGAGCAGGCTAAGTTCGAAGCCGAGCACAAGGCTGAGGAGGACAACGACACTGAGGTTCCTGAGGGTGGCTACCTTCCGGCAGCTTCCGGCATCCGCCCCGATCACGACAACCTTCCAGAGGATGTGCGCAATATCTGGGCGGAGAATAAGGAGCGTTGGCTGAAGATAAAGAAGCTCTACAACACTCTGCTAACCTTCGAGCAGCCATGCGACCGCTACGAATATCTCAAGCAGCTGAAGGACTTGTGGTACACCTACAAGAGCGAACTCGGACGTTATGACGGCTACGTCGCTCCTTCTGACGATGCTCAGACTGAAGGCGAAGAGCCTACGCCTGCCGATATCGCTAAGAACATCGCCAATGCGCGCTCGTATATCACCAAGAACGTAGACCGCCTCGCAGAACTCCGCCGTCTGTCGCGCGAGTCCGACGATGCTACTAAGGAGCTCGACGAGTACAACAAACTGCTCACAAAGGTTCGAGCCCGTGTTACCGTGCTCAACGACAACAACGCCCCTATCGGGGGGGATCTGAAAACGAAACTCAATGAAGCAGGCTTATCCCTTCCGTCCGCTGAGTGACGTTCCCACTCAGTACCATCTCGGTACTGGGCTGCACACGCTCGGCTTGCTCAGATGGATTCTGAAGCAGACCGGGCGTGCTGACGTTTACGTATCTACTTTCTCAACCTCCGACGCTTTCCTCTGCGGTTTCCTACGTCTGCGCCGGCGCAAGCTGATAGCAAACGCCACACTCGTAGCCGACCTTAAGGCTGCACGCAAGACGGTGCAGCTCTATCGGCTTATGCAGAGCTGTTTCGACCATGTGCATCTGGCGCAGAACCACTCAAAGATAATGCTTGTCAAGAACGAGAACTATCAGGTTGCTGTTATTAGTTCTCAGAACCAGACCTACGGCGACCGCGCCGAGTGCACAATGATCACTACAGACCTCAAGGCTTACTACTCGTTGCTTGCCGGTCTGAGAGGCATCGTCGACAAATCACTTGAGCTAAATGGATTATTCCAACGACTTACTGACAAAGATAGAAAACTATGCGGGGGAGATGATGACCCCGACGGAGATATCCGCCCTTTTGGGTATTGACGAGCGTGTGCTGTGCGACGACATAGCCACTGTTGGCTGTCCTGCACGCGCGGCTTATGTTCGTGGCGCATCAGCCACGGCGCTTGAGCTTCGCCGCACTCTTCACGATACGGCGCTTGCCGGCTCTCCTTATTCTATTCAGGAGTGTCAGCGTCTGCTTGCTGCCGCTCTTTCTGCTGTCACTTAGCATTCTCAACAACCAATACTATACATTATATATATGCTTCCAGTTAACCTCGATGAATATTCACGCTATGTCACCCTCGACGATGCTGAACTGCGTCAGCTCCGTGTCGCCGAGGGTGTATTGCTGCGTCTTCATCGCATACGCGGCATGTATGCCTATTGGTTGCAGTTCCCGTCAAAGGTTGACAACGACCTGGTGCAGTACGATATGGCTATGTTCAAGGTGTCGCGCTCTCTTGCTTACGAGGATCTGCATCTGGTCAAGGTGCTACTCGGCAATCTTCAGCAGACTACGAAGGAGTTCATGCGCTGGAAGATTAACAAGTCTCTCGAGCAGGACATCGCTGCAGCACGTTGCGTCGGCGACTTCCGGTCGGTGGCTGCGCTCTCTAAGGTGCTCGTGGCTAACAACCGCACCGACAAGGACGACGAACCCGACCTCGAATTCGACAAGATAGTGCCTCAGAACTTCGAGCCGACAGACGACCCTACGGTTCTCGGCATCGAGCGCATCCCTGACCTGCGTGGCAAGATACGTGCTCTCTACAAGCGCTACTCCAATACTATGATACAAGATGCTGATTTCGAGGAGATAAAAGAAGAGATAAAACCCAACGAAGATGAGTGATTGCATTGAACAACCAAACCTTCAGTATTTCAACGACGCGCAGTATTACGCACTCGCCATGAACACACGCGACGAGGTAATCGTTGCCGGACGTGGTGTGGGCAAGGGTGCTATTCAGGCGCGCCGTCTGCAGTCGTGCTTTCAGGGTATGCCCGGCTCCATGGGTGGCTTCGTAGCTCCGTCCGTCAAGCGCTGCCTGACCAATATCCTGCCCTCAATGCTCATCCACCTCGAACGATGGGGCTTCAAGCGCGACCTACACTATGTCGTAGGTCGGCGACCGTGGAAGAAGCTCCACTGGAAGTCGCCTATCTTCACGCCGGCGAACTGGGAGAACACCATCAGCTTCTACAACGGCTCCGTCTGCAATGTCATCTCGCAGGACCGCTCGGGCACGTCCAACTCGATGTCGCTCGACTATCTCATCATCGACGAGGCGAAGTTCATCGACTTCGAGCAGCTCAAGGACGAGACCTTTCAAGCCAACCGAGGCAACGAGATGTACTTCCGCCATTTCCCTCTGCATCATGGCATGACCATCACTTCCGACATGCCTATCACCAAGAAGGGCTCCTGGTTCCTCAACTACAAGGATAAGCAAGACCCAGAACTGGTGGAGGTCATCGAGGGGCTGGTCTACCAGATATGGAGACTGAAGCAGAAGCTGCTGAAGACTCCCGACAAGCACGAGCAGATCCAGCGACGCATAGACGAGTACAACAAGCAGCTCAACTTCTTCCGCTCACAGTGTCTGCTATACCGCGAATATTCATCAATCGAGAACCTCGCACTCCTGGGCGAGGAGTTTATACGCCGTGCCAAGCGCGACCTTCCACCGCTCACCTTCGCTACATCTATCATGTGCCAGCGTGTGAGCATATCGGCTGACGGCTTCTATGGTGGCATGAGCGAGACCGCCAACCTATACACGGCACCCAACGAGAGCGTGCTCAACCTGCACAACCTCGCCAACGCCGAGGGTGGTGCGCTGCCTAACGACTGCCGCATGGATGCCGACCGCAACGACAAACTGCCGTTGCTGATAGCCTTCGACACCAACAACCTCATCAACTGGCTCGTCGTCGGTCAGGTGCAAGGCTCGAAGCTGCGCGTGCTCAAATCGTTCTTCGTCAAATACGAGCGCAAGATCCCTGAGCTGCTCGACGACTTCAATACGTACTACCACTATCATCGCCGTCGTCAGATCATCTTCTACTACGACTCTACCATGGTGGGCACCAACTGGGGCTTGCACTACAACGACCCTCATAAAGAGGTGGTGCGCACGCTGCGCTCCATGGGCTGGGCGGTGCGCGAGGCTTATCTCGGCAACCCGATGAACCACGTACAGAAGAACGCTCTCATCAATAATATGTTTCGCGGGCGTGCCCGTCTGCAAGTGCTCGTCAACCGCGACAACAACCCCGACCTGCTCATCTCCATCACCTCAGCCGGCGTGTACAACGGCAAGAAGGATAAGCGTGGAGAGAAACTCGCAGAGACCGAGGAGGATAAGCTGGAGGCTCGTACCGACGGCTCCGATGCCTTCGACGTGCTCTGCATAGGCGCGGAGACCAAGCCGGTGTTCCAGGGCACCGGCGGCACAACCAACACATACGGCTAAAATCTCATTTCTCATTTATTTTTTGTTTATACTTTACACCGCTGGCGCGAGATGCGTCGGCGGCTTTTTGTTTTTCTGAAAAGATAGCAAAAAAGTTAGCAAAATATTTGGTAGTATGTAACATTATTGCTACCTTTGCATTGTCCAATAAGGATAAAGAGTTCTTTAAATTAATTTTTAAGCCAAATGAAAGCAAACGAATTAAAACGTTTACTCAAGCGCAACGGGTGTTGCTGTTTGAGGAGGGGCAGCGAGCACGACATCTGGATTAATCCTAAGACAGACAGAACGGCTTCAGTTCCTCGACATGGCGCACATGAAGTAAGCACGGGAACTTTAAAAAGTATTCTCAAGGCGCTTCTTGGTTAATCTATTTGGAGTCTGACCCCTCGGGGTCGGATTCCTTAGATTAAAAAAATTAAATAGAAGAACTCTTTTTAGTTGACGACAAACAATAAGTATATATGAAAGTGACTGTTTTTGTAGAAAAGCAACCGGGCGAAAAGAATTGCTCTTGCTTTATTGATGGCACAATTAATAATTGCGGCATAGCAGGTTATGGCTCCACTGTAGATGCAGCAGTTAAAGATCTTCTTGTCGCAAGAGAAGAGTATAATGATATGGGTCGGGCTATTCCAGAACTTGAGATGTCTTTCAAATACGACATCTGGGCTTTCTTCGATAAGTTCCCCATATCTATTACACCGCTCGCCAAACGTATAGGTATCAACCCTTCACTTATGCGCCAATATGTTTCTGGCAACAGAAAACCAAGCGCAAAGCGACTTGAAGAAATTGAGAATGCCATCCACGAGTTCGGAAAGGAACTCTCTAACGTGTCGCTAATTTGATTTTGACTGTTTTCATGGCACATGAAAATTAGATAAATGAACTCTTTGAGTCCTCGGTGCGTGATGCATCGAGGACTTTTTTGTTGGCAATTGCCAACCTCGCACCCTTATGCCTTACCGCTGATGAGCGTCCTCGATGTGGTGCTGTCTTTCACGATGGGCGCAAAATCCACAAGCCAAAATCACATACTCGGCACAACCTTCTGCATATTCCGCTAAAGGCGAGGGCGGCAATTGCCAACTCGGCGCAGGGCGGTGTAGTGCTGCATAGACAGAAAGTCTTGCACCCTGCAAAATCGTAATGCTTAACTCGTTGATTTTTAAGCATTACGATTTTGCAGCTATGGAAAAGGTACGCGAAAACGCGCTCATTTTTCAATTCCGGGCTTCTTTTTATTGCGGAAAAGAAGCAAAAACGCTTGCGAAAACAAGTTTTCGAGTGGTATTCTCCGGTAGAGAATGCTATTTTTACATCTTGCGCTATTCCGTTCGAGAGCATTTTTAGAAGATTATTGTACATCGGGTAGAGTGTCGTTTTTACTTCGCGAATTTACGGCGGACGGCTGCCACCCAAGCACCGATGCACTAAAGTGACGGAAATTTTACAGCAGCCTTCCGACTTTTCTTCCTACGGCTTCCTTAAAAAACTCGGTTTTCCATAAAATTTCAATCCCTTTTGCTTGTCCTCTCGCCTTGCTTCCACCGTCTTTTTGCGGCGTAAAAAGCGAAATTCGACCCGACGTGAATAAAAAAAACTCTCAAACGGGCTACAGATGAGATGTGTAAAAAGCTCTCTTCTCGCCTCGGAGAATATTTATTTAAGGAGGACAAAAAATGAAAACAGCCAGTTTCTACAGCTATTTGCCGAAGCGTTACACCACCGACAACGTGCAGACCGAGCGCGTAAGACGTTTTATTTATTCGTTCAAGCGTGGCGACCGCCATGCGGTAGACTTCGCCATAAACATCGTAAGCGAGTGCCTTAATAAATGGTACGGCGCAAGCAATCAAGACTATGTGTTCGTGTGCGTTCCGGCGGCTACAAGTGCCAAGTATAACCGCCGCTTTAAGCGTTTCGCCGAGGAGGTAAGCAAGCGCACCGGCATACAGAACGGCACGGCACACGTGAATATCTTCGGCATGCGCGAAGCGAAGCACAACAACGCCGCGCACATCGTCAGCGAGTCGTATGGCTACTACGTGAGCACCGACCCCGACTTCTTTGCAGGCAAGAACGTGATACTCTTCGACGACCTCATTACTACAGGAGCCACGGCGGAGGAGTTCGCCGAAGAACTCGCAGTTGTAGACGCTAACGTCATCGGCGGCTTGTTTCTCGCACGCACCAAACTCATGAATAACCATTAAAACTAAACAATATGAATAATTTTTCAGAACTCGTTCGCGAAGAACGCCCCGACTACAAAGTATATAATAACGGTTTCGACTCGCTCAACAGCGTTGAGCTCATAAGCCTAATAATAGGGCAGGGCAAAAGCACGCGCGCAGCCATGCAGCAGGCTCGCCAGATAGTGAACATTTGCGGCGGCAGCCTACGCGACATCGCCACCCGACGCGCCGAGGAGCTACAAGTAGTGCAGGGCGTAGACCCCAAGAAAGCAATGACGCTGCAAGCGGCGTTCGAACTCGCTAAGCGCATCGAGCGCGAAGCAGCAGCCGACCGCCCGAGCTTCAGAACCGCCGAAGACGTTTGGCGATACTTCCGCCCGATAGTGGGCACGGCAGACCACGAAGAGGCGCACGTGCTGCTCATGAACAATAATTTCAAGCTGATTAAATCCGTGAAGTTATCAAGCGGCGGACTCACCGAGACAGCTGTAGACGTGCGCGTCATATTGCGCGAGGCTCTCGTCAACAACGCCACCACGCTCACCCTGATACACAACCACCCAAGCGGCAACCCGTGCCCGAGCCGCGACGACGACCGCATCACGGCAACGCTAAAGCAGGCGTGCTCTACAATGCGGCTCTATCTTATAGACCACGTCATCGTGACGGATAGCACATACTACAGCTATTCGGAGGAGGGCAAGCTATAGACCGCATCGCACCGACCTCACGCATCGAGGTCGGTGTAGTCGCAACCATTTTGTTGAGCTCAACGAAATGGTTGCTTCTCTTCCCGCCCACCGCCCTGCGCCCGCCGCAAAAACGCCTGCAGCATTTTTGCGGCGGGTCCCAAAGAGGTAAAAAGCCGTCGTCGGAGGCTTTTTGTTGTCTTTTTAAGTTCAGATCTGTCTGCGTATCTTTGCTGCAGGTTTTTAATTAGGGGATACCAATGTTGTTTAGTTTTAATTGATTCAGTTATTTTTTCACGTTTATCCTTGCCGCTGGCGCGTGATGCGTCGGCGGCATTTGCGTTTTATCTTCACGGCTCACGCATTACCGCATAGCGGTAACATCATTACACCGCTTTGGTTACATGACTACCACATAGCGGTTACATGGTTACCAGGTTGCGGTAATCATACGGTCGGCAAAGACTTGAGTTTTTTAACAATATACGAGGTGACGTAACTTTTCAGGTGGAGCGTGGGCGGCTTTATTTGTTTCTGCGCAGAAGTCTCGCAATCCAATAATATGTGAAATTATTTTACTTTTAGTATGCTTTTTTATCATATCTATTAGTTGCTATCTCAAAAAAAAACACTTACTTTGCAAATGAAACCAATTAATATTTTTACTATGAGTCGCTTGAATTATAATATCCGAGGTTCGTTCTCCTTACTACTTAGGGAACGTCCGACTTTTATTACTGGCATGAATTCTCTGTTCGGTGTGCGACGTCGTGCAAGTTTACACGATTATATGAAGGGCAACAATGTTGACGATATGCGTCAGGATTGGATTGCTGTAGGCAAGTATATACAAAAGTCAATGCAAGCTTATGGCAGATAATAAGAAACAGAAAGAAGTGGTAAGACCGGATGTAGAGCAGGTGCTTGCGTCCATCGATCCTGATAAGCGCAGTGTCATTGTAAGTGCAATGGTTGAAATGCGCCAAACTTTTAGCGGTCCATTGCCTCGCCCTGCGGATTTCAAAGCGTATAAGGAAGTGTTGTCAAATGCCCCGGAACGTATTCTACTTATGGCAGAGAAACAGCAACAGCATCGTATCGACTCAGAAGAACGGATTATTAAAGCAGATATTCGCGAGAGTATTTTTGGTCAGGTATTTGCTGTGCTGCTCGTGGTTCTATTCCTCGCTGCAGCGGTCTACTTAGGTATTAATGGACATGACTGGCTTGCAGGTATTGTTGCCACTCTTTCTGCTACAATAAGTACTATTTTTTACTTGAAGTCAACACCAAGTAATAAGGATTTGGACAACGTAGATAAGAAATAAATTTTGTTCTTGGAGCCTTACGGCTTCGGGACGTCTAAAGAATTGACCGCTGCAAGTTTCTAATTCGCAGCATTCATTATATTAAAGAGCTTATTGGAGCCCTCGGTGCGTGACGCATCGAGGGCTTTTTTAATGTTTCGTAGTAAAATAGTTATTGTTTTGTTTGGTTATTCGTAGTAAAATTACTACCTTTGCAGTGTTGAATTATTAAACAAGCGATCTATGAAAAATGTAAAAGTTTCTAAGATTCTGAGAATCTTGACTGACGACGGTTGGTACTTAGACCGTTACAACGGGGACCACAGAGAGTTTAAACATCCTACAAAAAAGGGTGTTGTGACTGTCAACGGCAAGCCTTCAACATCTATCTGCGGATGGCTCCTCAGTAGTATTGAACGGCAGTCGGGGCTTAGGGTCTGACTAATCGGGGTGGAGCAGAAGTTCCGCCCCTCCCCTACATTCGAAGCAGACGCTTGTTTTGATATTCGACAAAGTAAGGTGGCGGTCGTGGCTGCCACCTATTTTAAGATTAACATATAAAACAATATATTATGAACGATGTTGTGATTAAAGCTGCCCGTACTGCTGACGGCTACTGTTGTGCTTGCGACTTACTGCCGGGTTGGGTTGTTGCCTACGATGGCGACCTTGAGGGCTTTAAGGTGTATGTCCAGGAGAGTGTTGACTTCTGGCTCGAAGGCAGACGTAAAGACGGTGATGCATACCCGGAGGTGTTTGACGGTGAGTATCGGCTCGTCTACGATTTTGATGTAGCTACGTTGCTCGACTACTATCGTGGCATATTCTCGTTTGCCGCTCTTCAGTCAATAACGGGCATCAACCAGAAGCAGCTCTCACACTATGCGAGCGGCTTGTCGAAGCCGCGCCATCAGCAGGTGGAGAAAATAAAGTCGGGATTGCGCCGACTTGCCAAGGATATTGAAATGGTCACTGTTTAATAAATTCAACACTGCCGCCAGACCATGCGGCATATAAAAGATCTATTTATTCCCTCGGTGCGTGACGCATCGGGGGATTTTTCATTTGCGTGTCTCCATGAAATTGGTTAACTTTGCAGCATCAAAATTTTAAAACATTTATATAGCGGTGGGAGTCTGTGAGGATTTCAGCCGCTTTTTTGATACAGGTGGCCATGCTTGAACTTTACAAAAGTCAGAACGACAACCGCAAGGAGTATTAATACGGATAGTAGTAGAATGGTATAAGCATAATGGCAAGAACCATACTTATCGCTACAATTATATACTCGGTGCGTTCCTTCATCTGCTTGCTGTGGCTGAACGTAGCCACGGCTATGCGGATAATCGTCATAGGCAGCGTAGTAATAACTACGAATGTGCTCACGAAAGCGATTATATTGCCGAGTATATTTAACATATTGGTAAGTTTGTTTCTTGATGCAAAGTTAGCGATTATATTGATAACTTGGTACCGTACAACGGGGTTTTTATCTCCATTTCTCTCCAATTCTCACAATATTGGAGAGTTTTTGCAAATATAAAGCCCGACCTCCATTTCTGACGGTCGGGCTTGCTGTGGTTGTCAAACTTGCTCTATGATAGGGACAGCAGTTCGCGTCCTATTTTGTGCAATCCGTTTATTATGCGCTCGCGCTGCTGCGTGCGAGCCTTCTTCAGTCCGTTGGCGTAGTGGCTCAGTTGTCGTTCGTTTACTCCGGATGCTCGCGAAATGGCTGCAAGCGAGGCGTAGCGCTCGCACGATCGTATGAGCGCAGCTGTGTCGAGGTGATAGACCAGCTCGTAATCGCCGTCGGCGAGCCATTGCGGTATCTCGTCGCCGTCGGCTTCAATCCCTTCAAGGTGAAACCGAAGTGTTTCGGGCACTTCCTTCTGTAGCTCGTCATAGGTTTTGGCAGTTATGACGATGGCTCCTGGTACGTTGTCTGATAATGTGGCTCCAAAATTATGGTCGCACCATCTTACTTCTACTATAATCTTTTCCATATCAATATAGGTGTTAGTTGTCTTTTTAGTCAAACCTCGGAGAGGGGCGGGGCTTATCGCCACCCCGCCTGCTTCCAAATGCTGTTCAGAAGAAATTGGCTAAGCACCTCGCTCTTCTGCCCTCTTACCGTCACCTTACCTGGCTTATCCGGATGTTTGAATTGTTTGTGGTCGCCTTTCTCGGCTATTTTCACCCATCCGTCTCGCTCCAGCAGCTTGATGACTTCAGATACTTTGTACTTTTTCATATCAAAGAGCTTTTGTTTGACAATACAAAGGTAGTAAAAATAATACTAACATGCAAATTCTCCGCCGTAAAAGTATTAATAATAATACTTTATTTCCCAATTCCTCGCAATTCTTCAAAAATTCCTCGCAAATTCCTTGCACGTTTCAATCTTATTATCTACCTTTGCCATCGCTAAAATTCTCATGTGGAGCATTCCACATAAACAAAGGGCGAGACGATATGTTCAAGCCCAACCAACTTTTTCTAAACGTTGTGGGCTTATTTTTTTTGCCCATAACCTGCCGCATCGATACCGAGGGACATGCGCCCTTTGTTTATGTGGAGCATTCCACATTGTGTGGAGATGCAGATAGACAGAATACGGCGGTTCGCCTTCCACGTGTTTTTTTGCCCTTTGTGGTGGATAACATGAGAGTTTTAGCAGACGAGGAAGTGCGAGCCGCTTTTTTCGTACCCCTACGTCAACCCGTGCCGGGCGGTTCCCGGCAATAAGGCTAAAACTCTCATAATTATGCAAACATCTGCATCTATCCAGCGCACCGCTCAACTGCGCCCGTTTAGCATCAGCACCGCCTCCGTTAAGGCGTGGCTCAACGGAAAGAGCAAGTTCTACACCACAATCTGCGAGTTCGAGGTGACACGCCGCGAGGTTCTGCGCGTTCACGCAGCCCTTCTGTCTCTCGGCGCAGGTGCCATCAGCGCAGAGAGCAGCATCCTCGCCGCCCTCTGCTGTGTAGTCCTCTCGGGCTACAACGTCTACAAGTTAAACCAGGAAGAGAAAGGAGGCAAAGCATGATAACAATAGATTGTAATCCCGTACGAGTATTGCTTGACAAGGAGAACTTAGCGAACAAGATAGATCTGCTCCGCGACACCATCGAGCGCCTGCTCGAGGAGACGGCGGAGATTAGCGACACGGTAGAGCTTGTCGATACCGCCGACCTCATGCGCAACCTTAACGAGCTGCGCCGACAGCTAAACGAAGTTTTAAAAGCACAATAAGCAGAAAGGAGAATGTTATGGAGACAACAAACAGAACAGATAGAGACGAGAACGAAGTACGCCGCGCTGAAGCTATCATTACCGTTATGGATGCTTACCTTGCTTCGCGATCACCGGAGCCTGGCAAATCTCAGCTTGGCGAGGAGTACACGGCGGAGTATAAGACAACGGAGGAGATAGCCGACGAGCTGCACAGCATCATGCCAATACACCCAATGGATATAGTGCTATACCTACAGGGCGAAGGCTACGAACTGAAGACCGCTGAGGACGGTACGCTACGGTGGGAGCTCTGGCGCGATATGCACTACATGCTATAAAATAGAGCCATAAGATAAAATACATTTTTTTACATTTTTCGCTTGCGGCGCATTCTATGTGAATAGGGTGCGCCGTTTTTGTATTCTTACGTGTCGCGAGCTTGTTATATCTTTGCCGTTGCAAACCAATAACAAGCATTTATGATCACTCTTCTTCAGTCGCTACCCGCAACATGTTTCTCTTCGTGCATCCCCGACGTGATATATTCGTTCACTCCCTCCAGTGGCGACATCGACGACGCCAGCCGAATAGGCACCACCGTCACCATTACCATCGACGGCAAGGAGATATTCTCAGAACGTTTCTTCCCAATCGACGGCAAGATAACACTCGCAGAGCTCGACCGCCTGCTCACTCCGTATGCTCGTCAGAACTTGAGCATCAACCTCACCATCAAGATCGAAGAAGATGACTACGCTTGGAGTGATGATGGCGGTACTGCCACCATCTCGTCGAAGATCATATACTGCGAGGCAGATATCAACACTCCTGCTACCGACTTCATCAACACGCATTTTCTCACGATGTTAGATGGCGAGAAGCAGACCGCACTAAACCGCTTAGAATACCTACACTACATCGGCACTGACATTGCCTCTGTCGTCGCAGAATATGACGACGGCACGACAAAGACCTTCAAGCTCTCGCCAGTTGGTGGCAATAGTCGCTATACTACGATTGATGTTACTCCGAGCAAGTTCGTTAGCGATACTGATAGTTGTTTATTAGGTTTTTGGGTTCAGGCTGGGCAGCGCAAGTTCCGGTTCTCTATCGATTTAGACGAACCTGACTGCGCTCCCATTCTGGTTTTCGAGAACTCGTTCGGTTGCGACGAGCTGCTCTACTGCACGGGTACACACACCGTGGCACCTACCTATAAGCGTAGCCAGGGCTACATCGGCAAGTTTAACCGCAACTACGAGATAGCCGAGACACGCACCTTCAAGGCTGACACGGGCTTTCTCACGTTCGCAATGGCGAATTGGGCTGACGAGCTCTTCCGATCTAAGAGCATACATGTGGTGAACTTCAAGGACGGACACCCAAATGTAGGCAAAGAGGTCATTGTCACCGACTCAAAGTCGGAGTACAACAACAACGACGAGTCGATGCCACGCTTCACCTTCAGCTACCAGTATGCTCAGCGCAACCACAACGTGTTCGACACGCTGCGCTCCGGACGCATCTTTGACAACACCTTCGACAATACCTTTGAGTGATGGGCGCTATACACTTTGCTGACATGCTGCGCCTGCTCGATCAGGCTTATCAGCACCGCTCACTCGTCGACATCCATGCGTGGGAGGGTGGCACCGGCGAGTTGCTGCACTACAAGGGCTGGCTGGTGCACCACGTCAACTGGCGAGGTGGCTATGTGCGCCTGCGCAACCCTCGCAACCGCGCCATCAGAGCCTTGCCACAGATTTTTATCATACAAATTAATAACAAACGTGTTTACTTATGACCAATAGCAACACTCTTCTGCCAACATCGGCGCAGCCTGATGCCGAAGGCTTCCGCCGCTATCGCATAGCTCCGTCGGGCATAGGCTCGGCGGGGCAGAGCAACTCCGTGACTTCCGAGTATGGCTCCGACTCGAACACCATCTTCGACGATGACCGATTGCCGGGCAGTAATCTCGTGCGCCCAATCACCGTCGGCGGCAAGCAGTATAAGTACGTGCAGTGGGGCTACGACGACCAGCTGCCTTATCGTCTGCGCCGCGAGATAATGTCCAACATGATTACGGCGCAGTGCCAGCAGTTCAATATCGTGTCATGCTATGGTCAGGGCGTGCGCTTCGTCGACCGCAAGACAAAGCAAGATGTCTCCGATCCTGACATACTGCAGTTTTGCCTACGCAACTCGCTCCAGGAGGTATTCCTGGAGCAGGCTACGGATATGAAGTTCTACTCGTTCTCGGTGACGGTGGTCATCCTCTCGCGCGACGGCGAGCGTATCGTGACGGTGCGCAACAAGGATGCCTCCTACTGTCGCTTCGAAGCTGCATCGAGCACCCATAGCGGCAAGCCGGAGCATGTGTTCTATGGCGACTGGCGCTTGGGCTTCCTCGACGAGTCGAAGATAGAGGCAATCCCTTTACTCGACTACTGGGACCCATTAGGAGACCTCATGGTGCGCATGGGTGCTGAACCCGACCCGCAGACGGGTCTGCGACGCAAGCCTACAAAAGACCGCAAATTCGCCATCGTGAGCCGCATGGCAACGCCGGGCACGCAGACATACCCCGTGCCTTACTACTCGTCGATATTCCGCGACACGTGGTTCGACATCTATCGTCTGATAGGCATCGGCAAACGCTACATGATTAAGAACACGTCGGCTCCAAGGGTGCAGATTGAGGTGCACGACGACTACTGGGATAACGTGTGCGACAACGAGATGATCTCTGACGAGCAGAAGCGCCGAGAGCGCAAGGAGCAGGAGAAGCAGAACATCATCGACTTCGTGACGGGCATCGAGAACGCCGGCAAGGCGATGATCAGCGGCTACTACGTAGACCCCAACGGCAAGGAGAACCGCATGGTGCGCATTGTACCGCTCAACGATGCCTCGAAGAAGGAGGGCGGCAACTGGAGCGACGACATGTCGGAGGCCTCGAACGCTCTGTGCTTCGCCTTCGGCATTCACCCGAACCTGGTGGGTGCCACGCCCGGCAAGAGCCAGATGAACAACTCGGGTTCCGACAAGCGCGAACTCTTTACGCTGAAGCAGGCTATCGAGAAGCCTTGCCACGACGTGATGTGCAAGCCGTATCACGTGATACTCCACTACAACAAGTGGCATGAAAAAGCCACTGTTGACGTACCGATGATCGTGCTGACTACGCTCGACGAGAAGCGAGATGCGAAGATGGTGACTGGCAATAGCAATCAAAACTCAAAATTCAAAACTCAAAATTCAATATGATAGCAATATTAAAAGAAGATTTTGAACGCTCACTGCCAGTGGGCGCATCAGCACACGACGAGGTATTCGAGGCAGTGTACCCTGCCATAGAAGCAGCACTCAACAATTACTACGACATGCTGCTCGGCGAGCCTGGTGCTCAGCGAGTTGAGAGCGGTGACGAGAACGACCCGTTAAAGTACTACTTTAAGATGTTGGTGTGCGTAGATGCCTTCCTCTCGGTGCTCAGACAGCTCGACCTCGTGCTCACTTCTACAGGCTTCGGCATAGTATCGAACGACACTGTATCGCCGGCTTCGAAGCAGCGTGTTGATGCCCTTGAGGGTCAGCTGCGCACTGCTTTGTGCCGTGCGCGTGCTATGGTGGTACAGCAGCTGCGCTCTGAGGAGTGGGGCGTGACTGAGCAGGCGCAGAACTTCGTGCGCCACATATACACGGAGCACTACTTCTTCTTTGCACAAGGCATCCCAAGCCGGTCGTACAAGGAGTGGGAGGCTATGCAAGTGGCTATCAGCGAAGCTGAGGAGCAGCTGCGCGTGCGCTTCTCCGACGAGCAGATAGACGATGTGCTGAAGGCTTATCGATGCAAGGACAAAAAGGACATGGCAGAGTACGGAGGGTTCGTTCAGCTGGCGCGCGACTTCGTCGACCTCTGGGCTGCCGACGGTGACGGAGCACTGCACTCCGCTCTCTTCCGACGCATGGAGCGCCTCGTTGAGGGCTGTCCGGAGGCATTCTGCATTTACCCCACTACAACGGCGTACAGCTCGGCACACATGCTGACGTTCAGCAACAAAAAAGAATCTTTAGCATTTCTCTTCAATGGATAAAATAGAACTCACATGCCCCAAGTCGTGGAGCGAGCTGACACAAGAGCAGCTACGCTACACCTTCTTTCTGCTTTCCACCTTCGCCGACAAGGTGATGGTGAAGACATATATGTTCGTGCGCTTCACTGGTATCAACGTCATCAAGAAGAACCGCTTCGGATGGCAGTGTGTCTACCAGCCCGAGGGTGAGAAGCGCAAACGAGTATTCTATCTGCAGCTATGGCAGATACGCTCGTTCCTGGAGCAGCTCGCTTGGGTGGACAGCATAGAGCAAATGGATAATAGGTTGGATGTTGTCCAGGGACTCGAAGCTGTCCATCCATTGCTGCAGGAGGACACCGAGCACCATCGCATCATAACCTTCGAGGAATACCTCTGCATGGAGAAGTACTACCAACGCTTTCACTCTACGGGCAATGATGACGCTATCGATGTGCTCGCCTCTTTCCTCTACCGCAATCCCGACTTCTCGCGACCAGCAGAACTGACACTAACACCTGCGGAGCGCCTTGCCACGCTCGCATGGTTTGCGCACGTTAAGGTCGTCATGTCTCACGCCTTTCCCCACTTCTTTCGCCGTACGGAGAGCGACGACGACATCTCCGAGCTGTCGATGCTGCAGTCGTTCAATGTGCAGCTGCGTGCTCTCACCGACGGCGATGTGACAAAGGAGACACTTGTGAAGCAGACAGACTGCTGGCGTGCTCTTACTGAGCTCGAAGCCAAAGCGCGTGAGGCTGAGGAGTTCAAACGCAAATATCCTAAGCTAACAAGTTAATATACGTGATATATGAAAGACTTATTTCCGGCTCTCGACTACTTCACTCAACTCGCGAAGAGCAACCGCCTCGCCACCGAGCACGACTTCCACCCATGCCTTTGCTCTGGTCCCGACTCGATACAAGGTGTTATGGACTCGTTCCGCAAGCACAAAAACTTCATCATGGTCGACGACACTACATCGCAGCAGACCTTCAGCAACGGCGTGGGCTATTTCCGACGCGATGTCTACACCGTCTTCATCGTAGCTCACTACCGCTACGACGACATGGCGGAGCGCGAGCAGAAGTTGAACCTCTGCCGCCAGTTGTTCCGACAGTTTCATTCCCGACTGCTGCACGATCGCGACGGACTCGGCGACGAGCGTCTGACATACTTGCAGCTGAACAACATCTACTCTACTGAGCTCGGTCGCTACGCCATGAATGGCGTGACGGGACTCTACTTCATGGTGCAGAACGAACAACCTATAGATATTAGTTATGAGCAGTCAGACTGGACTTAAACCGAACATGACCGACGCCGAGCACCAGAAGTGGCTTGAGGGTTGGAGCGAGTTTATGGTTAAGATGTGGCGCGAGCGTATGATGCAGTTCGCGCCACCAGTTTACGATACCGGTGCTTTGTCGCGCTCCGTGCAGGGTGTCATACATCCTGGCCCGGTGACATCGATAGAGCACCGCTTTTTGGAGTATGGCATCTATGTGGCGCGTGGTGTCGGCAACGGCTACAGCCATAACAACGGTGGCGACCTGGCATTCCTGAAGGACTGGAAGACAAACCCACACCACCGGCAGAAACGCGACTGGTTCTCAAAGAAGTATATGTACTCGCTACACCGTCTCAACGAGTTCGAGGCTGCTTACTACGGCACTACATACAATGGTCTCGTGTCATCGTTCCTACGTCAGCTCTTCACTGGTGGGTCAAGCACCATTGACCGCGCGGTAGCGCAGCTGTAGTGCTTTTCTCGTTTTTTTATTCTCGCCTCCATCGCCTTATCTTTGTATCATAAAAATAACATCAGAGTAATATGTCAACAAATAACGATAGCCTACGCAAAGACTTGGAGCAGATACGCGATGAGCGTGCTACTCATGCTAACACCGCACAACGCATCGGCAATGCGCTGCTGGGGCTGTTGCAGGTCGTTGAGCAGAAGCTGGACCTAAGCCGTTTTCTGCGACGCGACATTGACGACAAGGCAGAGGGGCATATACGCTTCGTGCGCGGACTATCTGTAGGTTCTGGTACACACGGCATGGCTCAAGATGGCTCAGCAGTACTGAGTAAACTCAGATCAATGCTTTACAGCACCGAATCACAGTCGGGCTTCGGCTTGGTAGACCGCGGTGACGGTAAGTATCGCCTTGACATCACCGACCTTATGGTGTGGGGTAAAGCCATTTTCAACGAGCTGGAGGTGCGCAAGCTCTCATACGTTGGTGGCAATATCTACCTCAGTGGTGCTGGTAGCAAGATTGTGGCTGTGCAAGCTATCTATGACCTTCAACGCAACCTCACCGGGTGGAAGTGTTTCTTACTCGCAGACGACGGCACAACGGCTACTCAGAACTATTGGAAGATTGGCGACCAAGCACGCTGCCAGACTTTCGACATTAAGCCTGGTGTGTACGAGGGCAAACAGAACCACCTCTACTGGCGCATTGTAACAGAGGTGAGCACCGAGGCTGAAGTGGTGACTAATGGTATGGGTGATGTGCTCTATGATGGCAAGTTGTTTAATTGGATCGTGCTCGCCAAAGGTAACTGCGCGGAGGGTAGCGATGAGCCAACTGCAGGAGATACCATTGTGCTTGACGGCTGCCAAGACCCTGCAAAGATGGATCGTCAAGGCGTGCTTATGTTAGAGACTACTGGACCTGACACGCCACGCATCGTTGCTTACAAGGGTGTCAATAGCTACACGCATGATGGCAGAGAGGTGTTCTGTCTGTCGCCGAATGGCTCGCGCATAACATCTACGTCGTTCGAGTGGATATCGTCATCTGGCCAGACTATACACATGGTGAACTACCGCGGCGAATGGCAGCATGGCACTACTTACGACTATTACGACCAGGTGAACCACAACAACGCTGTGTGGCTCTGCACTAACGAGAGCGGTACTACAGCTGAGCCGGTAAACGGCTCGGCGGACTGGCTGAAACAAATCGAAGGTGAGAAGGGTGAGAAGGGAGATCCTGGCGAGGATGGCTTGGCGTATCAAATAGTGATAACGAGTAGTTCGGGCACGGTGATGATTAACGGCACCGGGCAGTTGACTCTCGAAGCTAAGCTGTTACGCAACGGCGAGGACATAAGCGACACCATAAGCGATAGTGCGTGGTCGTGGCGAAGGCAATCGGCAGATACGGCAGATGATACAACGTGGAATACTCTGCATGAGGGTATCGGTAGAGTCTGCGTTGTGAGTAGTGATGATGTCGTAAGGCAGGCGCAGTTTGAATGTGAGGTTTTAATTTAGATTTCATTTTTAACGATTTATATAGATATTATTAATTTAAACAAACAAGAAATTATGGCAAAAGTATTAGCGAATGGTCAAATCACGATTGTTGACCTTAACGACGGCAAAGCCGTTCAGTGTTTCACGCAAGCTTCGCAGGGTCAGACTCAGATCTTCACGCCCGATACTGGTGTGTACACTCCAAACTACTCGACAAGTGCACCTAACGTCATCACAGCTCGTGTGTATGTGACGGGTAGCTCGACCGACCAAGCTCCGACAGCAGCTTGTACCAATTGGAAGTGGACTATAGACGGCGCAGCAGCGACACCAGTGCAGGGCAAGTCGTATCAGCTCAACATCGTCAGCAACATTGCGAAGAATGGCAGCGTGAAGAATATCGAGTGGGCATGTACCTATACCGACCCCGAGACCAAAGCTACCACAGAGTGCAGAGGCTATCTGACTATCAGCTTGGCTAAGTCGGGTGGTGCTTTACAGACGGTGCAGATAGAGACTCCTGACGGCAACACCTTCGACTCTACAAATAGTTCCAAGCCATTGCGTGCTGTGGCTAAATTCTTCCGCGGCTCTGTGCAGGACACTACAATGACAAGCATGACGTGGGAGGTGCTCAATATTAGTGCTGGCACCTGGGGTGCAGTAGCTGCTGGCAACGTCACTACATCGGGTGGTGTGAGCACGCTGAATGTGAATGCCGACGATGTGCTGAACTTCCAGACATTCCGCTGCACGGTGAAGGATGGTGCTGATACTGCTAACGCCATTGTCACATTCTTCGATGCCAGCGACCCTTATGTCGTAGAGGTTTACTCACTCACTGGCAACAAAATCGTCAATGGTGCTCAGTCTACAGAGCTGTTCGCACGTCTATGGAAAGATGGTCAGGTGGTCGAAGACGGCACAGCTGTTAAGGTTGACAGCACTCACACCTGCAAATATCAGTACAAGTGGACTAAGTACAACTCGAACGGCGTAGCAACAAACTGGAGCGGCACATCAAGTCCAGTGAATGCGTCAACAAAACCGTATGTCACGGTGGCGAACGCAGATGTGGCAGTGAGAGGTACATTTACTTGTGAGGTGTCTAAATAGGGCACCTCACCCTATTTTCTAAAAACAAAGAGATATGGCAACAATACTTGCACGTGGCTGGATAACCATTGTGGCTGTGAAAGATGGCGACAAGGGCGATAAAGGTGATAAGGGTGACAAAGGTGATAAGGGAACAGCTGGCACTGATGCTTACACTGTTGAGCTGCAAGGTGCACCTATCACCATCTCTACTTCTGATGACGGAGTACCGTCCGGCACAACATCGGGCGGCATCAACACCTATGGTTATGCTACAGTAGTGTGCCGCAAGGGTGGTGCCGTCGTGAGCGCAAGTTCTATTACTGTCAAAACGCCTGTTAACTGCACGGCAAGTGTATCAGGCACATCGGTGCGTATCAACTCCATACGCACATACAGCACCGGTAGCAATACTATGTACTACACCGATGGCTATGTCGATGTGTCGGTGGTGGTGGGTGGCAAGACGTTCGTCGTGCGCCTGACGTGGCACTTAGACTACACCAAGTATTTCGGTGGACTAAAGGCAGATGCGAAGAAGATGGAGTCGAAGTACACAGAACTGACGAATAAGGTAGACGGTATGCCGCTACAAACAAGCTCTGCACTACAACAATACTTTTCCGAGATCCTGCAGTCAGCACGCGAGATATCTCTGAAGGTGGGCTACACTCTTGCTGAGCGACGCAACCTGCTCGTTGGCTCGTTGTTCCGCAAGCAAGGCGAAGGCTGCTATCTTGTTAGGTCTAAGATATATTGCACGTCGGCGCATGAGGGTGCCAATGTAGTATTCGCGCCCGATGCCAAGGTAGGCGGTGCACGATGGGGTGAAGCATCGAACTCTCGCAACATACACGTCACTAAGGGCAAGACGTACACGCTGGCTTTCTGGGCACGCACGAAGTCTGCCAAAGTGGAAATTACGGGAGAGGTGGTGTGGCACAGCTCGGCAACCGACACGTCACGACTAAGTGGATATGCCGGTCCGAATGGTAGTGCGAATTTAGGAGGAGCAACGATAACGCCAAGCAACGGATGGTATCTCTACCAGCGCACATTCACTGTGGCAGCGAACGCCCCTTATGAGTGGATTTCCGTGGCGTGCGTGAAAGTGGAGGCATCTACTGCGAATCAGCAGGTGTACATCGCCCACCCTATCCTCATAGAGGGTACGGCGGAGGACTTTGTAGGTTGGAGTGCTTCGCCCAATGATTACAACTACATCGGAGGCAACCTGCTCGACAATACACGCACGTTCGCCAAAGCCGGCAATCTGATGTGCTTGGATGCCTCGGTAGTCACTAACGAGTCGTACAACAATGGATGCTCGGTAATATATGCCAACGCTGCTTCCAAATACATTGAGATGGCGCAGTGGAGCGTGAATACCATCATCAAAAAAGATGAGGACTACATACTCTCCTTTATGGCAAAAGGTAGTGGCAACATCGACGCATACATATGGAGTGGCTCTAATCTAAGCATATTCGCCGAGGATAGCGAGCGCGATACAACAACGAGCAACGCCGACGGCGGACGTCGCTTCTATATCACAAGCGAGTGGAAGCGTTATTGGGTACACTGGCGTTCGGATGGCACTGGCATACCTAACTATGTCCTCATCCGTTGTATACAAGGTGGAAAGGCGTGGGTGACAATGCCGAAGTTAGAGGTGGGTGCAACGCCTACCGACTGGATAGAGTCGGCAAACGGCTATGTGGAAGACAGCGGCATTGTCGCAAAGCTACTGCGCACTGGCTTCGACATCGAGAACGGCAAGATAACGGCAACGGCAGATAAGTTCGAGATACGCAACAACAGCGGCGAGGTGACGGCGAGCGTGAACGAGAATGGACAGCTGGATGTCAATGAAGGTCTGTTTAAGGGATTTGTGTGTAAGAAGCTAACAAGAATAACATCGGCAAACTTACATAAATACATCTTAAATCAATATGTCGGTGAAGGACATATAAGCTTTGACTTTACAAAAACGGGTAGTTTTATAGAAATTGTTGATGGTAGTTCTTTCGGTGCAACGCCAGTAATAGTGTTACCGTTTTATTCATCAGACAAGAAACATACGTTCGCAGCCCTAAGTGCAAAAGACGTTAGAGACGTGCTGCCATACTACGGTCAGGATATCATCATTATCAACAGAAGCGGAAAGGCGTTCGATATGATAGGTGGCTATTTGCAAGATAACACCTCCGGTTCACCGCAGAACGTTATATACAACAATACGGCTGTCATATTAACATGCGGTTGTAGCGGCACCATCTCGAAAGTAGAAGCACAGTGGGTAGGCAGAAAGCTATTGGGCTTCAATGGAGTATATGATGTGTTGGCAGGTGGCAAGGCATCCGACGAGCTAACAGACGGAGAGACAACAACGCTGAGTTCTGAGGACGAGCCAACAGAAGTTAACGACTTAAAAACATAAATCATGGAAGTAAAAGTAAAGAGAATAGCACGACGTGACACCTACACTATAGGTAAGATGTACGTCGACGGCGCATACGTCTGCGACACGCTCGAAGACAAGGACAGAGGGCTGACCTCGATGATGAGCGTTGCGCAGATATGCGGAGTTAAAATCAAGGGCGAAACCGCCATCCCGACGGGCAGATACCTCGTAGATATGAAGACGGTGTCGCCGAGGTTCGGAGGTCGGGCGCAGTACCAGTTCTGCAAAGGCAGACTGCCGCGACTGTGCAATACGCCCGGCTACCAAGGTGTGCTGATACACTGTGGCAACACCGCGAAGGACACGGAGGGCTGCATTCTCGTCGGAGAAAACAAGGCGGTCGGTCAGGTGCTGAACTCAACGGCGACGTTCCGTAAGGTGTACACAAAGCTGAAAGCTGCGGACGAGAGAGGCGAGCAGATTTGGATAACAATAGAGTAAGGAGGTGCAGATGGATATGGTTTTACAGATACTCTCGCTGCTTGTAAGCGGCGGTATCGTCGGACAGCTGCTCTACTATAACTCGCGGAAGCGCAAAGAGGCAGCTGCAGCACAAAAGGAGGAGGACGCTAACGCCCTCGCTTACGCCCAGGAGTGGCGCAACCTCTACACCCACGAACACGAGGAGCACATGGAGGAGCGCACAAGACTCAACAACAAAATCGACTCTCTCTATGATGACATTGGCAAACAACGAGATCTCATCAGAGAACTGCGTGCTGAAAAGCACGACTTGCTCCTCCGTATGCACGAACTACAATGGAACGAGTGTACCGTGAACGGATGTATGAAGCGCAAACCGCCAAGAGACTACGGCAAGGCGGAAACAGACTAATAACCCTTTTATAACATTATGAATACATTAGATAAATTGTTAGAAATATTGTGCGGTGCGCTGTTAGGTTTATTATCCGGCGCATTAGGTTTGTTAGCCTGCGTAATGCTGACACTATTGTGCGGATGCTCTACACCGCAGCCAGTGGTTGTAGAGCGAGTGGTCGTTAAGACTGATACACTCTATAAGGCGAGGACGAGTGCTGACACGTTTCGGCTGCACGACTCGGTGTATGTTGAACACTACACTCGTGGTGATACAGTGTATAGCCAGAAGAGCGTGTGGCGATGGCGTGACCGCATAAGCGTGAAGACCGACACTATATATAAAGCAATGCTCCAGACCGACACAACACGTCTTCCCATACCAGTGGAGCGCAAGCTATCGACGTGGGAGCGCACGCAGATGCGCGTCGGGCAGTTTACTATCGGCGCGGTGGTGCTTGTCGTTCTGTCGCTGTTGTTGTGGCTGATACATCGCCGACGATGATGCTCCACCGCGCATACCAAAATATTTTGGCTCCAGACTTTGCAGTCTCAAATATTTTGCGTATATTTGCGGTATAACCAATTAAATCGTCTACAATATGTTAGCAATACTTATTTTCAGCTGGATAGTATCAGTCCTTTTTGTAGTCTTTGCAGAAAGAAATAACGGCTATTCTTCATCGTTAACTCACGACCAAAAAATTGCAAGACTTAGAGAAAAAAGACGCAGAATAGAACAAAAAATGGCTGATAGGGCTGCAAAGCAAAAAGAAAAGGACCGCATATGGAGGGAGCTTATGGGCTTTGCAAAAGAAGAAGAAAAAAAAGAAATTAATAAAGACAATCTATAATATCGTATTTTTTCAGGGCTTATATAAATGCTACTTTTGGTTCACAAACCAAAAGTAGCATTTTTTATGGCAACAACTCAAACTTTCGAGACCATCGTCACGCTTAATGCACAACAAGCAAAGGACGAGATGGCAGCACTAAAGAAAAACCTCGATGATCTAAAGCAGAAGAAAGCCGAGGCTCTCAAAGATTCCGGCACGTCCGTAAATGATATCAAGCAGATAAATAAAGAGATACGAAAAGCAGAAGATCATGTAAATGCGTACAGATCGAGGGTTAGCGATACAATAAATACGCTTCAAAATCTTTCGACGGCTTCTATCGGCGAGATCGAAAAGGTATCACGTGTGCTCAAGCAGCAGATGAAGTCGGCAACAAATCCTGAGGACTACAAGCGACTTGAAGAACACCTTGAGAGATGCAAGGCACGCATTAACGAACTAAAGCAGCCTATATCGGCTACTCTCAGCCAATACAATACGGCTATAGCTGAAGCAACACGGCGAGCTGAGAATTTTGAGCAGGAGAACGCTCTGATAGACCGTACTCTAAAAAACATCAGCGGTTCGACTGCGCTTGAATTGGAGACATCGCTTAAACTCGTAAACGAGCAACTCGTCAATACGCATCGAGGTACCGAAGAGTATCGCGAGCTGACAGAAAAGGCGAAATTGCTAAAAAAAGAAATAGCAGCCGTCGGTGCTGAGCAAGATTTGACAAAAAGCAAGTGGTCGAAATTCGTCAATATCTTTAACACCAATTGGGGGGCCATAACTCAAGGCCTTGCAGCTGTCACTGGCTTATCTGCGACTGTACGCGACTGCACCAATAAATACGCCGCGATGAACCAGGAGATGTTCAACGTCACTAAGTATACGGGGCAGGCCATCGGGGAGGTTGAAGAGATGAACGAGAGTTTTAAGAAGATGAACACCCGTACAGCGCGCGGTGAACTGAACAGACTTGCTCAAGATGCAGGTAGGCTTGGCATCACCAATAGAGAAATGATTGAGGAGTTTGTCGACGGTTCCGACAAAATCAATGTAGCGCTTGGCGACGACCTCGGCGATGACGCTGTTGCCAAGATTGGCAAATTGGCGCAGATGTTTGGCGAGGACAAGACGAAGGGCTTGCGTGGTGCTATGCTTGCCACGGGTTCTGCTGTCAACGATCTTGCGCAGTCGTCTTCAGCTAATGCCGGTTACATCGTTGACTTCACTGCCGACTTGTCTGGTGTTGCCCGTCAGGCAGGCATGACACAAGCGCAAATCATGGGTCTTGCTTCGGCACTCGACCAAAATATGCAAGACGAAGCGACATCTTCTACCGTCTTCTCACAACTTATCACTAAGATGTTCCAGGAGCCGATGAAGTTTGCAAAGTTGGCTGGCGTAGAGGTGAGCACATTCACGACCATGCTGAAGACAGATGCGAATGGCGCATTATTAGAGTTCCTGCAGGCAATGTCTAATCGCGGTGGCTTTGACCAATTGGCACCAATGTTCTCGCAAATGGGACTTGAGGGTACACGTGCTGTGGGCGTTCTATCATCAGTGGCTTCTAATCTTGATCAAGTGCGAGAGGCGCAGGCTACAGCTACGAAGTCATACAAAGATGGTACAAGCGTTCTCAATGAGTTCAATGTGCAGAACAATACTGTGCAGGCAGGTCTCGATAAAGCGAAAAAACAATTTGATGACATGTGCATCGAACTCGGCGAAAAACTGATGCCCATTGCTAAATATAGCGTATCGCTAACTTCAATGGGCATAAAAACCTTGTACGTTCTTATAGAATACGTATCAAAACACATCGTTGTTTTGGCTGCACTCGCAACAACCATGCTGGTCTATAACAACGTCCTCACTGCTACGATGATAAAGGAGAAAGCATGGATGGTGATTCGAAACACAAGCAATGCCCTAAATGTTGCATTAACAGCTTCTACAAACCTTTTTAAATCAGCTCTTTTGGCACTTGAGCTAACGTATAAGAGATTAAGATATGGTGTAGAAGCGTACAGACTGGCTATGGAGAAGGCAAAACTTGCGAGTATCACCAACCCATGGGCAGCCCTTGCCACGGTTCTTACCGTTGTTGGTGTTGCAGTGTATTCAGCGGTTAAAGCTTGGCAAGCGCACAAAAAGGCTGTACATGACAACCTACAAAGCGTTAAAGAAGCCAACGCAATAAAAAAGCAGCAGGAAGCCATCAACAAGCGAGTAGCAGAGAGCTACATCGACGAGAAGACTCGCGTGCAGCAGCTTACTAAGATAATCCGTTCAAACGCATTCTCTATCGGAGAGCGACGGAGTGCTATTGCCGAACTGCAAAAAATAATTCCGGACTACCATGCTTCAATCTCCAAAGAGGGCAAACTATTTAATGAGAATACAAATGCCATCAATGACTACATCAAAAAGCTTGACCAGGCTGCTATGGCAGAAGCCATCTACGAGCAGAAGAAAGAAATAGCAAAGAAAAGGCTTGAGCTAAAACAGACGGTGAGACGCAAGGTGAATAATATTAAGCATGTTAATGCAGAGATAGAAGCTCACCCCGAAGCATATAAGTCACAAGGTACCTATGTATTGCGTGATAGTTTTTCAGGCAAAATAGAAAAAAAAGGAGATGTAAACCATAAATTGCAAAACAAACTTGACGAACGCGCTGTACATGAAAAGGCCCTCAAGGCGGCACAAAGCGAGTTACGTATCTTGGATGCCCGAAAACGCGAACTTGACAAGCTCATAAATTCTGACGAGGGCTTACGCAAAGCGTTCGCCGATCTAACCATAAATGGCGGTGGCAATGGCAGCAATGGCGGCAATGGCGGTGGTAATGGCGGTGGTAATGGCGGTAATGGTGGCAATGGTGGTGGCAACAGCAATACCACTAAGACAGACCCAAAGAAAGAGAAGTACGACAAAGAGAGCTCTGCACTCAAGCATACGCTTGACACCGATGAACTGGCTCTCAAGCAGCAGCTCGAACGTAAAGAGATAGACGAAGACGAGTATGCTAAGCGAATGTATGAGAAGAAACAGCAGTATTATGTTAAGCTTGTAGACCTTCAAACAAAGTACGACCAGGACACAACACAAACACAGCAATCGATGGTAGATGCAGCTATCGCCGAGAGCAAACGACTTGCTGATGTTCAGGAGCGACAGATGACCGAGAGCCTTGACGCAAAGACGCGTGCATACAACACAGAACAAATGTCTCTTCTCCAGCAACGCACACAAGGGTTGTTGACCGAAAAGGAATATAACGAGAAGCTAAAAGAGGCAGAGATACAATATCATCGAGACCGTCTCGCCATCATTCAGGAGCACGGAGGCGATGAATACGACGAACAGAAGTGGTTACTCGACAAAGAACTGGAGTCCGTACGCCAAAATGAAGAGGATAAGAAGAACGCACAAATGAAGGTACTCGAGGCGCAATATGACAACGCAAACAGTGCGAGTGGCCAAATGGCAGCTGTGCAAGCCATGTACGAACAACAGCTCATTACCTACGAGCAGTACCAGGAACGCATGACGGAGATAGCGCGAAACAAAGAAGAGGCACGCAAGGCTATCATGCAGCAGGCTTTCAATACGGTGAACACTATGTTGTCGGCAGCATCGTCATACTCGCAAGCGTGCTCAGATCTCGAAACGGCTCGCATCAATGCCAACTACGATAAACAGATAGAAGCTGCAGGCAACAACTCTGCAAAGAGAAAAAAACTTGAAGAGAAACGTGACAAAGAACTTGCTGCGGCCAAGAAAAAGGCTAACAAGCGAGCTATGGTTATACAGTTAGCTCAGGCTGTTGCATCAACAGCGATGGCTGCTATCAATGCCTATAGCTCCGCTGCGCAAGTTCCTTTCGTTGGTTATATTCTCGCCCCTATAGCTGCTGCTACAGCTGTTGCTGCTGGTATGCTACAAATCGCCACTATCAAAAAGCAGCAGCAAGCGCAGGAGGCTGGCTACTACGAGGGTGGCTTTACGGGCGGTTCAAGCTATCGACGCAAGGCTGGCATCGTGCACGAGGGCGAGTTCGTAGCTAACCACAATGCGGTGAACAACCCGCAGGTTCTGCCAGCTCTGCAGCTCATCGACGAGGCGCAGCGCAATAATACGGTCGGTTCGCTTACTGCAGCTGACATATCGCGCTCGCTCGGCCAGGGCGGTGCTACGGTGGTGTCTGCGCCATCGGTGACGGTCAACACCGACAACTCGGAGCTCAACGCCACACTCGGCGAAGCTCGCGATGTTATCGACCAACTATCGCTGGTGCTCGCGCAGGGCATACATGCCAAATGCTACATCGATGGCGAAGACGGCATTGCCAAGAACCTCGATCACTACAAAAAACTTAATTCACGCACATGATAAAGAAGTTATAATATGATATACTGCACATTAGATGGCAAGGTCGCCTATCCATCATCCTCAGAGAAGATAAAAATCACGTTGAACAACCCATACGTCCAAGACTCCGGCACGTACACGTACGACATCTCATTCCCGATGTCGATACACCAAAATGCTGTTGTCTTCAATAATATCCACCGCCTCGATGTCAGAAAACGCATATCGTCATTCGAGACCTGCGAACTCTACGCTGACAACAAACTTATAATATCCGGTAAAGGCACCGTCACGTCTGTCAACAATACTACCGTAAAGCTGCAAATCGTTGGCGGTGCTTCACGCATCAAGTTTAACTCGAAGTTCGAGAAGCATTTTATAGACGAGATTGACTATCCATCACTCTACATTACAAAGGGCATAAATTTTAATGGTGACACTGTCTGCACCTTTTACCGTTTCAGTAAGCTCAATAGATAAAATCATTTGCTTACGGTCAAAAGGAATACTCTCGCCATTAAAACTCAAGTCCCAATATGTAGTGGAAATATCCATTACATCATTCATAGTTTACTCACCACTTCCGTAAAAGTAGGTATTGTTACAATATCACCTACTTTTATATCAAGTTCAGACTGATACTGTGGGTTAGCGTCCAATATCGCCCACCACAATTCAGAATTATTATATATTTTATAAGCCAAAAAGTCAAGGGTATCACCCGAAGTCCAAGTGTGATATATTGCCCCTGTTGTATTAAACTGAAATCTCTGTCTTATATCAAAGATTTTCTTGTCACTTCCGTCAGGATAATAGGTAGGTGTAGAAGTATATCTTGAACCTTTATATATAGCCATTATAAAACACCTACCTGTCTTAGAGTTAATTTGAAATGTGCCACTGTTGGCGTACCACTTTCGTCCATAGAGTCAATTTTAATATTAAAATTCGTAAGAACACATTTTCTTACGAAATAGCCATAGAAAAATATCATTTCAGGCGGTCGTTTCCAATCAGCCACATTTTCCTCTGGTGTCAAAAAAGCTCCAATAAACTTCATATAGTCTTTTATTATACCACAAGGCTCTATAAGCCTATCAACTAAATAAAGCTCTACGTCAAACTCTCTTGCCTTACCTGCAACAAACTGTGTATGCGGATAAGCCATAGCGGGGGCTACATTATCCAC